CAGTTCCATCAGCTTTTGGCTGTGGGTTTGGGTGATAGATTTAACCTCCTCCATCTCCTCCGCCAATTCTGCCGTCAGCTTGAGGGATTGAATCAGCGCCTGACGTTCGCTGAGGGGGACGACCTTGTTTTGATCGACAGCGTATGCTCCGGTCTTACGGATAGTAGGGATAACATCGTCAAAAATCCATCTCTCAAAACGTTCCGCCTTTTCTTTGATCGCTTGGTTCTTACTTTGATCAGCAGCTTTCACGATGAGACGATAGATATCTCCTTCTGGAATGACCTTGACTTCTTGCTCCCCGCCATCTGTAAGGACACGGTAAGTTACCGCCCCCTTGCAGTGAGTAGTAACTGCTTCATATGGCCTTGCATATCCAAGCGACTTTGCAACGTCATTGCCGACAGCATAAGGTTTGCCATTAATTTCGATCATTCTAATTTGACCGAACTCAGAGTTATCAAAGATCCGAAGTTGTCTCATTGTCTCACCCCATCTTTATCCGATTTTCAGTTCAATGAATGATATGTTCGTAGGCAGTTCCACAGTAAGTCGACCAGCAACTGCAAGCCCCCGTTGTGCATCATAAGCTTTCATGTAGCGCATTAACTGCTTCAGTGCCTTATTGTCAAAGGCATCCAATTTGACCTCAACCGGTATGACTTCATCTCCCAATTTAACAAATGAATCTGGCCGATTATTTTTTAACCCTCGAACGCTAACGATCTCTGCCTCGGGTGATATGAGCTCCTTAACGCGCGATTTAAACAGGTCCTGCAGAGCAAATTCATTTGTTGAAACATCAGAAATCCATGTGAGATGAGTTACCATAGTCTCGTAAAGATTATTAAAAGTGGTTATGTTTTTTGGTCCTTGCCAAGAGTGATACAATGTTGAGGCAAGCTTCATGCATTCCCAAGCTTTTTTCTTGTTCGCCTTGGAATATTCACTGAGGATTTCTCCTGCTAGAGACAAAATGTCAAAAACATGGACATATAACTTGTCATCAAAACTTTTTCCGATCTCCAGCACCTCGCACACATCACGGGCCACGAACCAAGGTTCACCATCCCGCAGAACAACTCGTACCTGCTTATCCTGAAAACTGAAAACGTTTTGAAGTGCTTGCATGTTTGTCACCCTCCCGCTGTTTGTTGTTTGGCTCGCAGTTTCGACAATAGACCACTTAACTCAGGGTCATCCTTAACGCCCATAGGGGTCCCCGTTTCGATCCGATCACCCTGGCGCTGCTGCCACTGCACTGAGGCCGGGAGCTTGTCCTCAAGAGGCGTAACTCTCCTCGCCGTTCTTTCCTCTCGCCGGCGTTTAATGGCTACTTTCTCTGCTTCCACGGCTTCCAGGGTTTTATATCCCTTGTTCAGCCAGTCCTTGAGGATAGAAGTTACATACGACCATCTTGTTTGATTTTGTACCAATGCTCTTTTCATCGCTTCTACGACGAGCTGATCTCCCATCTCCTCGCACCACTGTGTCATGTCTTGGACAATGAAAGGACTCATGACCCCGAAGTTGTTTTGATAAAAGGTGAATGGGTCGTCACCGGTTACAGCAGCAGATTCTTTTGTTTCGTTTTGTTTAGTTTCGTTTAGTTTAATAATGGATGCGGTTTGTGACGCACTTTGTGTCGCGGTTTGTTCTCGGTTTGTGATGCGGTTTGTGTCGCTTAAACCGACGCAATGGTCTATCTCGTATGTTTGTGATGCGGTTTGTGACGCACTTTGTGTCGTTTTTTCAGACGCAAACGGAATGATTCTGTACACGGCTGATTGTTGGCCTGACCTGCTTCTAAACTCAATTCTCCCGGCTTGTTGAAGGCGATGGCGTGCCCTGTTGACCGCATCCTTCTTTAACCCTGTTTTTACAGATAGGGTCGATATGGCTACCGCAAACTCTGGTACCCATCCAGCCTTGTTGTTTATGTGCATCAAGGCATGCCATAAAACAATCGCTGAATCAGGTATTGGGTTTGTTTCGAGCCAATCGTAGAAGGCGTTGATCTCCTGAATGTAGTTCAACCGTTTTCACCTCGCCTTTCAGCCAAAACCCTGTAGTTTTTGATCTTGAGGGGCTTCCACCCCGGATACCGACTTGACATATATGCGGCTGCATAACGCTTGAGAGTTTCGGTATTCGTGAATGTCCGGTACAAATCCGGGAGTGGAAACCATTGCGTCCGTTCGTTCATCTCGATCCAAACAATGAGTCAATCTCAGCAGGATCAAATTCTGCCGATGCTTGATGATCTACCTGGCTTTCTTCTGATGGTTCGTTTGTTTCAGAATCTGGCCCCGGTTCGTCGTCGATAACCTGGAAATCCGTGTCGATCACGACGGGATTCGTTTCAGAGGCTACATTCTCTTGTGGCTCGGATTCTTCGTTATATGCTTGCTGCATCTCAATGGAGAGAATGCCCCACTTGGAAAGCATGTTGCGGATGACGGTCTTCTTTGCCATCGCGTCGTAATCGTTTTTCCAACCGAAATCACTCTTTGAAAACTTCTTCCGATGTGCTTCAATCTGTTCTTTCGTCCAGTACACCGTCTTGCGGAATCCGTTGATCAATTCGAAGTAGCCGGCGTAGCCAATAATGGAATCCGACTTTTTCTTTTCAAAATCGATGATCAATTCTTCTGTAAGTGGATTCCACTTCTGCAGTTCGCCCTGGTGCACTTCAAGCACATTGATCGCCTTGTACTTGGCCGTTCGGAGAGCCAATTGGATGTAGCCCTTGTACCCCAACTGAAACTGTGCGATCTGCCGTCCCGATTTGTCTTTGTACGGCACCACCCAGGCGTAGCCAAGGTTTTTATCGATGGGTAGGTCCAATGTTGCGGCTACCATTGCCGACGAAATGACACTCATCGGTTCACACTTCTGCAGGTACCCATCGGACGCATAGAGATTCACAATGCTGCTCATGAACTGAGGTGCACGCTTATCCAGGATCTCTTCAAAGCGCTTTTTGATACTTGGTGAATCCAAAATCGACTTGATCGCAGCGGTTGGTGATGGTGTTTTACTCGTGCTATTTTGTAGCTGGTTTTTCAGGCTTGCGTTTGTCGCCATGTCTTTCCCTCCTATGCCGTTGGCTTGATTCCAAACCGACGGGAGACGGATGATTTGAGATACTGCTTGTAGATGTCGGGCCGCTCCTTCGCCAGTCTTTTACTATCCACTCGCTCTGACGTGACTGTCTTCCACGTGACAATGTGATTTTTGGCAACGCCGATTTCGTTCTCACCCAGCAGGGCTTTCAGCTTGTTTTCCAACTCGCTTACACGTTCGTCCGCTGCCTTTTGGTGCGCTTTCGCCTCTTCCAACTCAGCAATAAGTTGATCGGCCTCTGACGGTAAGGGAACCTCGTTCTTATTACCAACGGGATACATCTTGTTCAACAACTCCGTGGAAGCTGCCGAGCCATCCATCTCCGGCGGCACCTGCGGTACGACGTGATTGTTCCAGAAGTCAGATTCAATCTGGATGATCTGCTGAATCAGCTCGTCGTCCCGCTCGATCTTCTTGTACACGAATTTGTTGCCGCCAATCAGCACCGCGATCCACCAGGCATCGTACCCGGTTACGGCCATATAGTGCTGGCACTGAAGCAGGTACGGCGCCGGAACCTCTTCGCCTTCCCATTCCACCTTGAGGTATTCGCTGGCCGTCTTACACTCCAGGCCGGCTTTTTGCCCGACGATCAGCCGGTCGATGTTGGCGATCATGAACGGGTAATCCGGGTGCTGCAGGATTTGATTGCAACGCCTTACTTTCATGCCGGTTCGCAGACTGAACTCTTCAGCGACGAGGACCTCTTGTTTTGTTCCCCAGTAGGCCGCCTCGCTCTGCGTTTCTTCCAGAGGAGCTTGTCCCGTTTTTTCAAGCCACACCTGAACAGGTGACTTCCATTTGCTCAGGCCGGCGATTGCTGCGGCGTCGCTGCCGCCGATGCCTTTGGTACGGAGTTTCAGCCAAATCTCACGGTCCATGTCTTTCGTTGATGCGATGGCAACTGCCATGGTATCCCTCCTCTTGATTTTTAGAGGCGAACACGCTACGCTTGAAATAGCTCAATCTTGCATAGCGTTTCACCGAGACTCAGCGTGGCCGCGCTGGGTCTTTTGCTTTTATTGCTGCCTGGATGTCATCTAAGCACCAACCGGTTAGTTTCTTTTCGTATTCCTGCCCTGCTTTGCATGTCGCGATGATTGTTGTAGTGCCGTATGCATTCAGCGCTTCCTTTGGCGTTTCCATCGGAAGGTATACAAAGCAGCGTTGCCCGCAAAACTTGCAATATGGTCCCATGTTTTCCCTCCTTTCCGCTTAGTCACGAGGCCGCCGGCAGCCCTTCCCGCACTGCCAGCAGTTGCAACCCTCTGTTGCCCACTCTTGACCTCGCTATGTAGTCGCAGGGCGGGCAGGGAATCGAACCCTGCAAACAGTTGACTAGTCTCGTTTTCCTGGTAACCCGCGATTGCGGTCTTTAGGTTTCCGCGCAACTGTTGAGGTATGACTCATGCGTTTACCCTTTCCGCCACCGCCCTGGGAGGTTCCGACCTCCGTGGAAGCATCGACTGATTCGGGGACTGCTGCACTTAATTTTGTCGATGCTCCCACGCAGGCCGAAGCCCGCGTCATTTCAAAAGGCGTCTGGCCTGTTCTCTTACTCCGTCAACGAACTCCTCCGGCGCCATCGTCGCTTTCATATCCACCAGGTACTCCAGCTCCTCGATCACGTCCCGGACCGTCCATTCCAGGTCGTCGCGGTCATCGTCGAACGCGATTGGATGCAGCAGCCGTTGCCTGGTCGGTTCGGTTCGCTCGACGTATTGCGGGAAATCAAGCAGTTGCTCGAGCATTCCGTATCGCCTCCTGCAACGCGGCAAGTTCTTGGGCCCGCCACTCAATTTCGTAAGAGAGATCGCGCTTGTGAGCGTACAACTCCTCGCGCAGACGTTTCAGCTTGACGTACTCCACATCCACCGCCCGCCATTCGTCGTCAGCTTCGCGGTAGGCTTGCTCCAGGTTGATAAGCTCGCGCTGCAGATCAGCAATTTGTGCGGAAAGAGGTTTCATGGCTTGTCCTCCTTTATGAAGCTGTGGTACGCTACCAGTGACCAATATTTTTGAAGCGTCTATCTCTTAGGCGCTTTTTTCTTTTTCTGCCTTCAGATAAAGCTCGACCATTTCCCCAATCGTGATCACATTTCGACCAAGGGGTCGGTCCGCGTCGCAAACCAGTTCGATCACTCCTGCTGCTGTTGTCAGGTCTTTCATGCTTCTTTCTCCTCCCTCGCTTCAAGGTATTGTCGGTTCAGGATCAAACGATTGCGGTACTCTTTTAATGCCCTGCGCCCGCCCGGGTACTTGGACGCTGCTGCTGCATCGTGGACAAAGTGCTTTTCGTGAGCTTCCTGCGCCAGTCGGTTCCAGTCCTTCATCATCGGCTTGTCCCTCCCATCATCAAAGCTTCCTGCCTCTCCCGGCGCATCAACTCGCGCGGATCACTGACGACGATTTCCAAGGCCCGCGCTTCTGCAAGCCAGTTATGCTGATGTATTACCGGGTCGATTCCGTATCTCTCGTCCATCAGGATATGAACGTCGTCTCCAGCCTGGAAAAGGTCCTCGATCTGCTTACCGAGGTGCGTCAGTATCCGTTCGTCGTCTTGCGTTATCGGCTGCCACGGGCGCCGGGTTCGCTCCCACTCGATCACGGCTTCCGCTTCTTTGATCACGTCCCGACACTGTTTGATCAGATTATTGAGTGAGACCGTCAGGCTACCCATCAGACGCGGATCAGTTGGCGGCGGAGCGTCGCCGTACAAGTGCTTGAGCATTCGTATTGCATAGTGATTGCCGCATGCTTGAACGAAGTCCTCGGCGTCTTCCCGCATCGGAGTGGTCCGGCCGTTGATCACATCAGACACCCACCTGGCCGATCGGCCGATCTTCTTTCCGAGCGTTTCGTACGTCAACTGTTCGCCTGTTCTTTGGTGGCGAAACGCATACTCGCAGATGTCATGTATCCGCGACCGCGAATACAGCGAGATTGGTTCGTTACTGTTCCCCATCTGTTCCCCTCTTTTCTTAATGGTTTTCAAGATACGATGTGATTGTGCTCATCTTCCAAGCGCTCCCTCGGCAACCCACCGAGGGGCTTTCTTTGAAAACTCCCGCCAGGCCGAAAGAAATGCTTGGCGCCGGGCTTTGGTAGGACTTTCCACCCATTTCGTCGAATCTGTATGTCGGAAGAACGTGAACTTTGGCGAGTGGCGTTCTTCTGATGTCGGAAATGGAAGGTGGTGGAGTGATGGATATTGACTTTAAAGACTTAGAAGAGACTGTTATCAAAAGATTTCAAGAAACATTAACGAATCCTGATAGTGGAACGGCTAAGTTAGTCTTACAACACGCTAGAATTTCGGCCAGAATAGCTGCTATGGTTTTGCAAGAGTATCATCGCAGACTGCAGTCGATCCAAAACGAAGCTCGCTCTCAAGCCGATCAGCAATAGCCTTGATGGTTTTTTCGATGTCACAACCGGTATTGATATTGATTAATGGTGTGACTATCACATTTGGCTGAATTGTTTTTTTCAGTTCAGCCACTTCTTCCCGCACAATCTCGCGGATGCGTTGCTCGGTCAGTTCCATGCTTTCACCTCTTTTATTGGAGTTGTCCACCGGTTCCAGTGTTGACCGATGCCATGAGACTTTATATGAGATATGGAGGTTGGTGATAAAATGAGTGAGAAAAATCATGAAATTATTCATGACCTCACAATTTTGTATATGAAAAACTCTGTAAAACTAGCTGACTATAGTACCCCTGAAGATTATGCTCGTATTTACTTGGAGAACTACTACAAAATCCAAAAAGCATTTACTGAATCAAAAAGCACGATAGTAGCTGATGTGTTTGGGAAAAAGTAGCACCACTTTTGATGAATAGGGTCTGTTACCTTAAGAATCCATCTTCCATCAAATGGTGAATTAACTTTCCAAGTTCAGCAGCACCCTTTATTACCTCCGGCAAGACCTTCAGTTCTTCGTCGGAGGCTCCGTTCTCACACTTGTCTTGTATCCAAGTAAAAACTGATTGTGCAGTCTCAGTGATACGGAGCAGCGTTTGCTCATTTTGGTTCATAAGATCCACCTCCTTTACTGGGGTTGGCACTCTACTTTTTCCCGGTACCTTTCGGGCGTTTGGACGGGTTAATCGAGCGTTTGAACAGCCCGGTTAGATTTGTGGACTGCGGTACCATCAGTTTCGGGACATTGCCTTGCAGCGCTTCGTGAAGAAAGCGATCCAAGTTTCCCGGCAACTTTTTGGGTTCGTTCATTCGGGACCTCCTTTCATGCGGATTGTTGTTCTTCGTCAAGCAGATCGGCGACGCTGACGCCGAGGGCGCGGGCAAGGTTTTTCAGAATCCTGACCGTAGGACTAACTCGACCGTTTTCTATATCGCTAATCAGCGATTGGGACACATTTGCTGATACGCTTAACTCCGTTTGCGTCATGCCTTTCAATTCTCGGAGTGCCCGGAGTTTCTTCATTGTTATCACCTCCTCGATATGATATTAACGTTATTTCGATAATTAGTCAATGATTTTTCGATAATCACTTCCAGTTTTTTTGTGATACTCTGGACATGATTATCGAAATAACGATAAAGGTGATCCCT